AGCTCTACCTGCAGTAAAGGTAGAATCTAAAACAGAAGCACAACTGAAAAAAGAAACGCTGGAAAAATTCAGCAACACTGTATATAAACCTTCGGAAATGTTAACAGATAGTGAGTTGGTAAAACTTCTCAAGGCTGTTGGTTTTGAAGGAAGCGCCCTTAAAATGGCGTGGGCCATTGCTAAATCGGAGTCTAACGGACGCCCTATGGCTTACAATGGCAACAGGAATACTGGAGACAGTTCCTACGGAATTTTTCAGATCAATATGCTGGGAACTCTTGGCACAGATCGTAAAGAGAAATTCGAATTGAGATCAAATGTAATGTTATTTGATCCAGTCATAAACGCAGAGATAACGTATTATATGACTAAAGGCGGAGTAGATTGGTCATCTTGGCCAAATTCTATACCAAAAGCAAAGAAATTGATGATTCAATTTCCAAAGTAGTTAGGGGGAGAATATTAAGATACAGATAGTATCTAAATATTTAACTCTCGCAAGAGAGGGTCTTGTTCCACAAATGGATTGCCCATTGGATCAAGGCCTTCTTTTTGCAAATATGGAAGTTGATGATAGACTTTTTCTATATTGTATTTCATGTAATTATAAAATGTATATAGGATTGTCCCTATACAAAAAAATGCAGGAAGAAGTTAGCAAAAATGACAGAAGATAATATTGCACAACAAAATTTAGAAGATAATTTGCCTATGGTTAATTATATTATGCTTCATAGAATATACGACATGTTAACATTAATTGCAAAAAATTTGGCAGGAGCAGAAGAAGTTTTAAAAATGGTTGAATATCACCAGCAGGGGTATTTAATTGGTCCAGAACCTTCTTATAAACAAGAGTAGGTTGTTGACTTGTATTTTTTATTAGTGTAAAATGATACAGCAGATTGAGCTTTGCTCTTTGCCTTAATACCCCAGATGGATCCGCCTCCATCTGGGGTATTTTGATGTATAATATGTATAGTTAATAAATTTTAAAATAATAATTTTGGAGGTTTACAGAATGAGTCCTAGAAACTATAATGCAAAATTTACTAAGGGTTCAGATCCAGACTTCTGGTGGAGTTTTTCTAAAAATAACTCAATTGTACATTATAAAAAGAATGAAAAAAAATCTATTATAAAAAGATTTTTAAACTACTTTAAAAAATCATCCTCTAAAGACTTTAAGTGATTATACAAAATATACGACTCATCAAATAAATTTTTTATTGAATGCAAGTGTTCTTTATACTCATCATATTTTTTACCCTTTTTAATTGGATAGTTGTTATGAAATGGAGTGTAATAAGAACTTTGCTTAAGACCAACAGATGCATTGCGTACAGAGCTTTCTACATCTCTTATGTTATCAAAATCAAACAATTTATCTATTTTGTTAACAACATTTTTTGTTTTATGAATAACTTGATTAAAAGAAAATATAATTAATTCATCTTTACACTCTAGTGCATTTTTTAGGTATTCATTATATATATCAATTTTAGTTGATATATAGCTATAAAAATTTTCAGAGTTATATTTTGGCACACTGATAAAGTCTCCTATATCTTTCATTATTGATGAAGACATGCAATCAATAGGATCTCTAAATATAGTGACTTGAAGTGTATTTGGTATTCTGCAAAGTAGAGTTGGAGCAAAATGTTCCTTTACAACATTATATTTAATAATATCTATTTTATTATCTGAAAACCCATAAAAACTATTCAGTACATTTTGCAAAAATGTTGATCCACTTCTAGGATGAGAGTTTATGTATATGTGTTTAATTTTTTTTCCTAACAACAATGCAGTGAAGTCCTATTATTTTTTTAGAAAAATAATCAATAGCCTCGTCAATATCAATTAAATGTGTTCTATAGTTTATTTTTAATAACTCAACTCCAATAAAAACTTCAAAATTTTCTTCTTTAAATATATTTTTAATTTCTAGCAAAGTGTCTTTGTAGAACATATTTTCCTCTATTATAACAACTGGGTAGTTTAATGAAAATAAATCTTTCAGTATGTCACGCTTTTTAATTTTATCAACATTAAAAAAAGCCTGAGTAATAAACCCATGTGCATCTGGTTCAAATCCAGACATAACAAATGCTACTGTTGATATACTGGCTCCAGGAATTATTTCAACTTGCAAATTGTTTTTGTGGCATGAATAAATATATTCCCATCCTGGATCTTCTATAGATGGGTATCCACTTTCAGTAACAATAAGTATACTTTTTCCAGATTTAATAATATCTAAAACATTTGAGACTTGATAAGACATTATAGACTCTTCTATTTTTTTACCAGATTTGGAATCTGGCATTTTTATAATTTTCGCTTTTGTTTTTATTGCTGGATTTCTAGCCACATAGATTGCATATAAAAACGGATCCACTCTTTCACAATATATGTAATCTGCTTCTTCTATAGCTCTTTTCATTTCTGAAGTTATCTCTTCATAACCTAGTGGCATAACACCTATTACAAGTTTTCCTGTATTCATTAAATTACTAAATCCTCCACTATGTCTATAGAGTCATCTATATTTTTATCATGTTCTACATTGCATTTTCCACATTTTTTACACATAATAAGTGAAAAAAGTGCGGCGGCGGAAGTGAGCCGAAAAATAGAACATCAATATCCCTTATTCTTCCATCTATCATTATCAAATTCATTAAAGGATGCAAGCAAGGCAAATCCCATTAATATAATGCCAGATATACATCCAATTATGAAAGCTGTTTCCATATGTCACCATTTTCCAAGAGGACAAGTGGCATTATTCAATTTAGCCTTAGCAGGCATAATACAGCCACATTTCTTGCATTGTTGTGTTAATTGTATCAGTTCTGGACATGTGTCGCAAATATCCAATCTTTCTCTATATTTATCTTCTGTAACTCTTGGTTGTTTAGGATTAAATAAATCCCAAGGTTTTACCATTTCAATTCCCCCATTTTTGTTTCATGTGAAACATTGTAGGCCTATTGGGATTTGAACCCAAAGTCGATTGTATATAAGACAATTGCTTTCACCAGATTAAGCTATAGGCCTGTATATTTGGATTAGTAACCCACATATACAGGTAATTAAGGCTATTGCTGTTATGGTGACAATCATTCTCATTTTAGTTTTTTCCCGCCTTTTTCTTTACTATATATAGTATGTTTTATATATTGATATCTGGGGATATTAGATTTTAGGAAAGCCCCCCTTTCCCCCCAATTGTAAAAAATACAAAAGTGAGATAAGGAGGTTTATTTGTAGCTATACATCTGGTACATATTGAGTTTCAGTGTAAGCCCCCCACAAACCAACCTAAGTGTAACATTTACTTTTTATCAAAGTCAATAGTCTTAATTTTTTTTGTGTGATCTACGCAAAGATGATATTTATTTCTAAATTTATCATACATAGTTGTGTATGCGTATTTATCACAAAATGAACAGATCATAGCTTTATTATACCACCGCCATATATTCTAGTCGACTACAATTTAGATCTATAAAAATGTTAAAATATATTTTTCATGTATGATACATATTTTGTACAATTCGGACATTTTGGATAGTGCGCCCATATTTGTGACACATCTCACACATGTTTCATGTGAAACACATCACAATGTCCGATTTATACGCATTTTGGATTTGATATTTGTCAGACCCCTATGATATTATAATAATATAACAAGATAAAGAAAGTAGATAAATAAATGGATACATATAACAGAATACTAAAAGAGCAACAAGAAAAAAGAATTGCTCAATCTATTAGAGATAAGGCTATTGTAGAGAGTATGTTCTCTAACAATTCCCGCCCCCTAAATAATGCTCATCTACTATCACAGAAAGAAGGTCAATAATAATGACTGCTAACTTATACAACATAGAAAGCTTGCTAATCGGCAAGGCTTATCGTTCTCGCTCCCTTGAGGGAATTATACAGGACGCTGAAAAGCGTTCAGACATCTACTATGCGGACGCTGAGGCGTATCGTGTGCGTGTCCGCCCTACTCACGGGCTTTCAGACACCTATCGCATAGTTGCGGTAAGTGTGGGGTAAATCACACCCGACACGCCCTAGATAGGCTTGAAAATGTCAGACCTATCTGATAGCCTTACGGCATAACAATTAAATAAGAGAGTATGAGCCTAGCAAATAAACCGAAAGGGTGAGCCTAGCAAATAAGACTCTCACTAATGAAAGGAAAATAAATGATAAACTCACTAACTAGAATTGAATGTAATGAGTGTAATGGCGAGGGTCTTATCTTTTGGGGTAATGACACAGACTACGATGTGGAGCCTTGCGAGTGTGTCAGTAGCCTTTGATAGGATAACGACATAACAACTTAATAAACAACTAACGAAAGGAAATAAATAAATGGCATACGCTATGACTTGGGAGAGAGATTACAACTCCTACAAATACGAAAGCATACAGCAAGATACTTATCTTGATGAATTAAATGATGAACCTAGTGATGATGAAATACTAGGACACGAAGTAGTTTCGCTTGATGAATTAAGTGATGATGAATTAACAGAAATGGGGTTAATCTAAATGGATACATACTTAACAATAGAACTAGATTCGTGGGGT